ATGTGTGGATTTGCTGTTTACACCGGAGATGACCAGATGCTGAGATTGCAGATGGCCCATGACTTCAGGAGCTTGCAATATCGCGGGCCCGACAATACCATCATGAAAGACCTGGGCAATAATGGTTGGATAGGCTTTCATAGACTGAAAATAATGGATCTCTCCAATAATGGTAATCAACCCCTGGAATACAAGCACATTAAGTTGGTATGCAACGGAGAAGTTTACAACTTTAGGGAAATTCGGAAAAGCTTCGAAGGAACTTTTGACTTTCAATCCTCGAGTGATTGTGAAGTTATGATCCCCCTTTATCTTGAAAAGGGAATAATCGGGATGGCTCAGTCTTTGGACGCCGAATTTGCCTGCGTCATATACGATGAGAAAAAAAATAAATATATGGCAGCACGTGATCCAATTGGGATTCGCCCATTGTTTTATGGATTCACTCCCGAAAAAGAAATGCTGTTTGCCAGCGAAATGAAAGCACTCCATCACATCTGTGAAGAAATACATCCATTTCCTCCGGGTTATTGCTATGATGGAAAAGATTTCATCAGCTATTGCGACATTGCCAAAGTAGATCAGTTCCATGATGATGAACAGGACTCCATTTTTAAAGAGATCAACCATCGACTGACACGTGCGGTGGAAAAGCGCATGGATAGTGACGCGCCTCTGGGTTTTTTGCTAAGTGGAGGACTTGACTCAAGTTTGGTATGTGCTTTGGCAGCCCGTATGACAGACAAACCTATCCGCACCTTTGCTGTCGGTATTGAAGATGGCCCCATCGATACCAAATATGCCCGTCAGGTAGCTGATTATATTGGTGCCGACCATACAGAAGTGCTTTTTTCGCGTCAGGATATCTTTGACACACTGAGCACTTTGATCTACAACACCGAAACCTGGGACATCACCACCATCAGGGCTTCTATGGGGATGTATTTGGTGAGCAAGTACATACACGAAAATACAGACATTAAGGTCTTGATGACCGGTGAAATAAGTGATGAGATTTTCGGTTACAAATACACCGATTTTGCTCCAACGCCAGAGGCATTTCAGCAAGAAGCCGAGAAACGATTGAAGGAAATATATATGTATGACGTTCTCCGGGCCGACCGTTGCATTTCATCAAATGGCCTGGAAGCGCGTGTCCCGTTTGGAGACCTGGATTTTGTCAGGTATGTAATGGCTATTCAACCCGAAAAAAAGATGAACTATACGGGCATTGGCAAATACCTGCTGCGCAAAGCGTTTGAAGGAGACTTACTACCTCACGATATTCTTTATCGGGAAAAGGCCGCCTTCTCTGACGCCGTTGGACACAGCTCTGTGGATTATCTGAAAGGCTACGCCGAAAAACTTTACAGCGACGAGGATCTTCAACGAGCAAGAGCAAAATATACTTTTGCCACCCCCATATCTAAAGAATCGTTGATGTACCGGGATATTTTTGAAAGTCATTTTCCGGGTCGTGCCGGTCTGATTAAAGATTTCTGGATGCCCAATAAAACCTGGGAAAACTGTGATGTGAATGATCCCAGTGCAAGAGTGCTTCCAAACTATGGGAAAAGCGGGGAATAAGAGTTGTGAGTTTTGGGTTCTGAGTTCAGGTTATCCGGCTAAGAAAGAGATTTTTGAATTATATGAAATGATACCCCACCAGAACTCAACCGCTTAAAAAAGTACAGAAGAAATCTATAAATAAAAACCAGTTCATTAATGTTAGAGGTTTTGAACTCGGAACTCCCGGAAGCATACAGGGATTGATTCCCATGAACTTCCGGGTTATTAATAGAACTAATAAAATACCGTAGATACCTAAACTGTGAGAATGAAAATCCGGAACACCCGTTATTAACCGGCGGGAATGGTTCCGGATTTACTATTTTTAAAACGAATCTGAGGCAACAATATCTTAATCTCTTTTGTGTCCTCCTCCTTCTTCCACCAAACCACAAAATTTACCTTTGCCTTATCGGGGTGATTATTGGCACCATCATACTCCAACTTATCATCTTTTACCATCAACATATCCTACATCAAGAATTTTACCGGTTCGGACATCGGTTTCAATATCTATAAATGCAATGGTGTTCATAGTCTGCTGAATGCACAGGTCATAGTTGTAAACAATCAAATATAACTATTTTAGTCCTAAACCCCTCATACAACAATAAAGATGGCGCATTCAATGAACTGCCAGGTTATTTATTCACTTAAGACAAAAAAAAAAATAAATATATGACACGAAACACACTATCAATCATCAAACCAACAAGAAATCGGAAAATCTTTCCATTCCAGGAATAATTCAAGGCCAAAAAAACACTTTGAACGATGGTCTTTTCCATCTTTTTCCTATCTTTGCACCGCATTTGAGCAAAATGGTCCGGTAGCTCAGCTGGATAGAGCAACAGCCTTCTAAGCTGTCGGTCGTGGGTTCGAATCCCGCCCGGATCACTGAATAAAGCCGCAATTCTTTTATTATTAAAGGGTTGCGGCTTTTTCGTTTAAGGATTGCACCCTGTTTTGCACCCCTAAAAACTTGCACCCCTTTTTGACTTGAATTTATTTTATCACTACCTTTGAAACATTGGAAGCCTTAAACAAGCTTTTGAATTTACTATAAAGAGGGGCCGGCTCAAATGTGAGTATGCCCCTCTTTTTTTGTCTTATCTAAACTCTACTGCTATGAATCCAGACACATTACAAACTGTGGTTTTTGTTACCTTTCTTATTCAAGTGGCTATACTGATAGCCTTTTTTGTTCTGGTTAATGACGTTCGGGCCATTAAAAAGAAGTTTGGGGCCGATAGGCTTAGCCAAAAAACAGCACTCCTTAAAGCTTTGGAGAAAGCCAAATTCATGAATAAAAAAGATGAGATTGTTTCCATTTACAAGGAACTGGCATTTTTTGAGGTCAACACTCCAAGCGAACCATCTAAAAAATACCAGCTTTTTGATCTGGAAGAATTTGCCGAAGAAATAAAAAACCACGGTGGGGAAATACCTTCAGGTTTAAGTGAGAAAATTTCAGAGCTTCAAAGCAAGGTAAATAAGAAGTAACCGGAACAGCATTTTTTTAAACAACGGGATTCCGTTCTTTTGGCTGGTATGATAACGGTATAACGTTTTGATAAAAGGGCGATAATGTTCGCTCTTTTTAATTAGGTGGAATTCCGCCTATTTACATACGGTGGATTCGCCGGTTTTATTTACCCCAAAACAGGGGTGTTTCTATTCCGTAGGTTCTACGGGTTTACATACCCCAAATTCCGTGTATGTAAAATCAAAAGATAGTGCTGTGAGAAAATCACACTCCAAACAGTCCGATTATCGGATAGTTTCCCCGGTGCAAAATTGCGTTGGCAGTTTATCAGGTAGTTAGATACCGTTGCCGTGTTTCCGGTATCGGTCTGAGAATGTGTTTTTAGCGGAATTACGATCTTTGTTTAACCGTTGCGGGGATTCCCGTTTCGGTAGGCAGATATGCCTACTGGGAACAAAAAAAAGGGCCTCACTTCTGAAGTGAAACCCCTTTTCGGTAATATAGCAGGACTATAAAGATAATAAAATAGCTCTGTTAATCAATCCATTTATCCTCTTCCATGTGTTTATCAACAACCTTAATCATGATAGCATTTTGATATTTTAAGATTTTCTCCCCCACGGTATCCATAAAATTTGAATCTGCCATTTTCTCTTCAATCTCTTTTATCAGTGCATTAGATGGCGACCCCTCCATCACTACTTCAGCAGGGTTGATATTTTCGTGGGAAATCTCATTAAACTTTTTACTTATATCCTCCCATTCTGGATTGCTTTTTAACAGGTCACTTATCTCTTTATGCAATTCTAAAAAGTCTTCGTGAGACTCTGGAAGGTTGGCTTTATTTTTATTTTTCATGGATTTAAATTTAAAAGGTTCTTATTTACTATTCAGGAACATTGTGTTCATAATAACTGGCCCGGTTGCTACTCTTTGCCACGCATTCAATTTCTATGCGGTCAATGCGAATTTTGGATGTATTGGCCCCGTCTTTGATAAACTTAATTAGTCCCTCTCTTTTCCATCGATCCACAGTCCCACGGCCATACATTTTGCTCGCTTGGTTTAAAGTCAAATATGGCTTTAACTGTCCCAACTCAATCAAAACACGTTTTACTGTTATTTCGGAAAGATCCTCTAACAGCTTTCTCTTTTCATGATCTATAAATTCCACAGGTATAAGGTTTAAGCAGATTGTTTTTCCAGTTTTTCCAAAGTCCTAAGTTCGGTAAGGTTGCCGTAGCACTTCTCTATGTTTTCCCACTCCTTACCAATTCGAGAAAGCATTTTAGTGATAAATGAATTTGCAAAGGTAACATCTGCAACCTCTCTTAATCTCAAATCTTCAACATCGTTAACATTGGTTTGCGGAAATATTGGATTGTAATAGGCCATCATTGTTTCCTGAAGGTGTTCTGTTATCTCAGGCCCGCTCATTTGGGTGAATAACTCTTCAGTTAGTGCAACAATGATCCTTTCACTCTCTTTGATTTGTTTTTTAAGCTGTTCTCTTCTCTCTTCAATTTGCTTTTGAGTTTGTTCTTTTGAATTCATGAGTTCGCAATTTAAAAATGATTAATAAAAAAACGGTTACATTATTCCTTTGCCTGCTTGCGAACTCTTAAATAATAAGGGTTATTCATGCCATTACAACACGAAAACAGTGGAATTAATGCAACCGTCCTATATCTATACGGTTAAAGAAAATCTGTTGACATATAGGCACAAAAAAACCTCCCATTGGAGGCGGCCTATTGGTCACCCTTATTATTTATTTAGTTCGCACTTCAAAGATAGAAATTAAATTTTCACAATTCCAAATCTAAGCCTGTTAAATCTGAAATTATTTTTGCAGTGCTTATTACCTCATCCCTAAAACGCCTTACCACCGTTTGGTTTAACGCCTGTTTGAAGTAATATGACAAAAGCCTTTCTTTGATTCCGGTAAACTCTGAAATTATAGGCCGGAAACCTACCCTTGCTTTCTTTTTAAATCCGTTTAAATAGTCCGGGTCAAAGAATAGGGCAAAAACAGCCACAAGCAAGGTTATTTCATTTTCTTTGTTACTTTCCGGCATACTACCCCGCAAATCTATAAAGGCATCAAATACGGCCCTCATTTGCGTTTTTGTCATTTCTGGAATAATGGGCTTGCAATCTTCCACAAGTTCCGGGTAAAGGGCTCTAATTTTGGCAATGGTTACCTTTAAATGACTTTCGTAAACATCCATAAGGCTAAAGGGCATTAGTTACACCACCAAGTTTAAAGCTGGTTCCAAAGTCTTTCCCTTTGGCAAATTTCCGAACACGCGATTCCAGGTCAACCATTGCCACGGTGCTTTGTGAGGTTATTACGTTGTACCCTTTGCTTTCCAAATAGGATGCGTATTCCATAGCGGCAAACCCGACTAAGATCCATTTCATGGGAACACTATTTGTCAAAACTTCATTTACAATCTTACCGGTGTCAGTATCCAGGACCGGCAAAGAAGTTGCAACAACGGCCCCATCATAAACAATGGCATAGCCTATTGAGCTTCTTAAATTTGCTGTCTGGTCGGTATAGTCTCCCTTTGGAAAGGCCCCGGATATGTTTACCCCGTCCTTTGCATCCCGGGCAAACTCTTCTCCCACTCGTTCCATAATTGAAACAATACCGTGGTGGATATGGTTAAAGTAGTTTTGTAAATCTCTGTTGATTTCTCTTGCTGTAAAACGTGGATTAAATCCCATTGCTTAGAGGTTTAAAGGGCCAAAGTGATAATCTGCACTTTGGCCCCGTGGTGGTTAATTTGAAAACGACAAAAGAATGGTATCAGGGATTTGCTCCCTTGAAACCGGAGGAATGCGATTTGCATAAACCGTGCATCGAATAGCAATCGACAAAGTTTCATCCTCTTCTGCAAAAAGGGATTGATAAAGCAATCCGGTGTGCTTTCCTTCGGTGCTTTCTGAAGACAAAACATCGCCCAGCCCAGCCGTGATTACTGTAGCAAAGTTTAAAACATCATATTCCTCATTTTCCGTGTCAACACTGGTTATCTCTACCCCTTCGATAGTTGAACCAGCCTTAACAGTATGTCTTTTTGCGACCTTTACAGTTTGTGCGCTACTGACGGCCTCAAACACTTTGGCGGTTCTTACAAGTCTCGCCTTTCGGGTTTGCTCATCGTAAATAAACAATGAACCTGCGGGAATTTCTTCACCCGGAATTAGTCCGGTCATCTCCAAAGAGAAACCGCCTTGTGCGTTTTCAAAATCTACTTGTGAAACGGGAATGCCTTCCCTTGATTTTACTCTTTTAAATCCAAGTGCCATGATAATTTGATTTTAATGATAAAAAATAATTGATTGTTGGGTTAGGGTTAAGGGTGGTTAATGAATAGCTTTCAACCATTCAGGATCCATATGAATTTGCTCTCCTGCCCCATAGTTGAATAAATAACCCTTGTGAGCACTACCGGGCATAACTGATGCCGGGATTCCGTTGGGTGCGTATTCTTTTGCCATCCGCTGAAGCTCCTGGAGTTGTTTCTCTGTCTCTTCTGCCAGTTCAAAAAACTTTTTCCGTGATTCAGAGTTAACAAAAACAGAACACTCGTCTTCAAGTGCTTTTTCGTCAAAGGTTACTTTCCCATCCTTGAACTGGAAATATTCCCAGTTCAAACGGCGAAGAAACCCGGCTGATATTCCTTCCATAAAAACACGCTGAATGCCCCGGTGTTGTTCTGCCACCTTTTCCTCCCATCTGTCAAATGGTGCATCCACCGCCTCCCAAAGTTTTGCAGCTAAAACTTTATTTTTAGTTGCCTCCTGAATATCAGATTCCATCTTTTCCAGATATTCATTTTTTACCTGGCTTAGATTGTTGTTAATGATTGCCCGGAAAACTTTGTCGGTTGCTTTACCAATTCCCAGCTCTTCGTATTGGTCAACCGCTGTTTGAAGTATTCCCAAAGATCTCTCATAGTCTCCTTTTAGTTGTCCAAATTTGAAGTCATCAAAATGCACTCTCTTTGGTGCTTCTTTGGTTTTCGTGGCCTCTGTGGCCTTTGTTTTTGCTTTTGTTTCTGCCATGATTTTAAATTTAAAATTGATTAATAAGAAGAATTATTTCCACCGGTGGCCCACGCTTCAATGGATGCAAGTGTGTATTTCTCGTAGGCTTCGGCTTGTGCATCAGTCAGGGGGATTTCTGCAGTTGTTACCACCTCCGGATCATGAAGCTGTTTGAAAAGTTCAGATTCGGTATCTCTGAGCATTTCAATTCTTGCTCTGGTCGCTAACTCTCCGTTACCTCTTACAAGGTCTTGGATTTGTCTTTTAGAAATTGTTTTCATCTTTGTAATTGTTTATTGATTAGAAAATACCCGGTAGGATTATTGTCCTACCGGCCGTTAATTGCGTTGGTTACTTCTTCAGCATCTCTTATGGCCTCTGAAGTGATAGGGATAACATTCTTTCTGCTTTGCATCATTGCAAGGAACGTATCCCCGGTTTTTGTTGAAAATACAGGTGGCTCGTTAGCTTCCTTCGGGTTTATCTCCCCAGCCTGAATTCGTTTAAGGAATTCGATTTTCTCTGACTTGGTCAATTGGTCAACTCTTTTCATTTGCTTACTCCTTTTTTTGATCTGAATTATTTGTACTATCTGGATATAATCCGGCTATAATTCTGTTAAGGTCTTCCTCTGGCATCTTTTCAAATTCATGCCCTAAAACCTGTTTATCTCTCCAAACATTCGGCTTTCTATTTTTCAGCCAAAAGATTTGCGCGGTGGTGTCCGGCACAACCTGTTTAACCGTCTCCTTTTCTTCAACCAGCTTGCCGTTTTTTTTCTTCTTTTCGGTTTCGGTGTACTCATACCCCAAAGCCCTTTTTAAAAGAGAATTTTCCACCTGTATGTCAACCGGGGCTTTCCCACGCTTCAGAGCCTCTTTAAATTCCGGGTATTGCTCCACATACTTGTAAAAGGTTCCATTGCTTACTCCCAGCCTTTTCCTTATTTGCTGGTCTGTTAGGCCCTCCCTTGCGTACCCTTCAGCGAGTAAAGGCCATGTTTGCGGATCGTACTTTGTTTTTGCCATTGTTCTCTTGTTTTTCGTTGTCAGGGTGCGTCTAAGGGTGCAACTCCTTTTGTTTGGTTTAATACTCTCAGTTTTTAAAGGGGCTTTGGCTTGTAGTTTATCGTCCCGTATGGATGATTTAAACCTTTTCCGGCCTTAAAACTCGTTTTCTCATTATCGCTCTTCGCCTCATTTGCTCAATTTCCTTTTTCCGGTGCCGCTCCTGGTTGCGTTCAATGTATGCTTTACGCTCTTCGGAATGAATCCAGTTGTCTTTGAGCAACTGATAAAGGTCATCTCTAAGATGAACTGGAATAGCTTCAATAAAATCTGCTAACATGACTTTTAATTTTAAAGGGTTTGTGATTGGGAACAGGCGGCCAAGCCTGCTCCCTTTTGATTAGAACATTTGCCGATACCTATTTTTCAAGCCGGGGCCGTCTCTAATGTGGTTCATTGCTTACCTGTTTAAAGTCCTTTAGCTTTTAAGGGGTCGGAATTTTTGTCGGAATTTTTGTTTGACTTCAAAACGTTAAGTTTGTTATCAATGCTTTCCAGGTGCTTGTTGTACCGCGTATTCGCCGCAATCTCTGACTGGTACCGGATTGATTCATTCATTATCCGTAAACTTTCCGCCTGATTAATTCGGATAGCGTTCATTTGTCCGCCGATCAATGAGGCGGTTCCCTCTGAAACTCCCTTTACTGCACCTGTTAAAGGGTCTTCCGATGCGCTGCCGTCAAAGATTGAAAAACCCTCTTCCTTAGCTGCTTTTTGCGCTTCTTCGAGTAGCTTTTTTACATCACCAACCCTCACCGCAGCATCTTTGGTAAAGTCACCTATTAAGCCTAAAGCACTTTGATAGCCTCCACCAGCATAAGCCTGTTCAAAGTCTTCCCCAAATTGATTGAGCAAAGGCCCCATCACCTGGTTTACAACTTCCCCGGCAATCATATTCTCAAGAATCTCTTCCACGCTGTCTCCAAAGGCGGCGGCCGCGTCTGTTCCTTCCTCAAATGCTGTTACAAGTGCATTTTTCAAATCGTCTCCCATCATGCCAACCAACTCTTGGCTCACTTGCTTCATTTGCTGTTCAGCTTCTTCCATTTTGGTTTGCCAGTCAATGGTATTCTGAAGCAAATTTTCTGTTTCCTCATTAAGTAAACCTTGCTCAATAAGTGTATTGGCATAATCAATATCTAACTTTCCGGTTTCATCAGTTAACTTCTCGTGCTGGCTTAAAAGGTTAGCCATCACCTTTTCCTCTTTTTTACCGAAAAGACCGCCTAATATTGCGCCGGCTGGCCCCAAAGCCGCGCCCCCTGCAACCTTACTCCAATCTGTCACATCTTTTGTTCCTACCTGAACAGTTCCTTTTTCGCTAAGGTCGTTCATAGCCTCCTGGTAACCTTGTGTCGCATCTTTGTAAGCTTCGGCCGCATCCGACATTCGCCCGACATAATCTGTCAAAAAAATACTTTCGTTGAGTTCGGTTTGAAGTCTTAATTGTTCGTTGAGGCTTAAATTGTACTGATTCTGAAGTGCATTAACGGAATGATAAAAGGCCTCTTCAGCTGCTTTACGCTCTTTGGATGCGTTTATTAAGCTTAATGTAAAATCAGTTAATCTTTGCGCACCCGCAGATGCGGCCCCTAAATAGTCACCCGATGCGGCCATTTTTGCCATATTCCCGGCACTCCCTACCGTGTCCGCAATGGTCATCATAACGTTGCCAAGTTCCGCATTAATACCTCCAACGGCTTTGGCAATATCCTGCATTATGTATGCTATTTGTATGGCATTTTGTCCGAACTCATCCATCCTCTGGAGGTCTAAAGCTGACTGCAAAGCTTGCCCGGCTTCCTCCCATTTGCGTTTGTAAGCATCCAGATTGGCTAAATCTTTGGAGTCTGGGACGGCTGGTGTGCCAACTTTTGCCCAAGAGCTTTTTAGTTCGTCTGGAACAGCCTGCCTGGCATCAAGAGTTAATCCCTCAGCTGCGGCCATTTGGTAAATCGCCATTTTGGCCTGAACGTTATCAGCGTATGCCTCCAACTGTTTTAAAAGAAAATCTTCCAGGCTCTGTCCTTGGTCCAGTAATTGGGAGTTGTGTTCTTTTATGGCTGCAACATCTTCCTTCCTGGCTGTGCGCAAGGCCCCAAAATACTCTTCGTAAGCTTTCTTTTGCTCTGATAGTGATTTTTCAAAAGCTTTGACATCAAAAGGCCCGGTTTTTTCTCCTCCTCCATCTTCACTACCACCAGATATAATATCCTCAATCTGTTTGTTTATTGCCTCAATATCCTTTTTCGCCTTTTCATACCCTTCTTTAGTTTCTGGCAATTGCATTGTGATACTTCCAAAGGATTCGTATTTTGCCAATTCCTTTTGAAGTCCTCTTCTTTGCTTCATAAGGGCCGCAACCTCTTTCCCATAATCAACAAGGTCTTTTTGATATTCCAGGTCTTCAAAAAGACGGTCGCGCCTTTCCTCAAGTCTCTTTTGTTGATTATACCTTTCGTTTGAATTAATTTCCCCCTCCCTGTATTGCTGTTCAATATTTTGGGATTCCGTAAGGATGCCAGACAATTCATTTTCAAGAACCTTTAATTTTATGGTTTTCTCAAGGCTTTTCCCATATTCATCAATGGTGCTTTGGAGCGTGGTGATTGAAGCGTTTTCCGCATCTATATTAGAAAGAAGGTCGGGGTATTTTCTATTCAACTCCTCAACAAGTTCAACCCTCCTTTCACTTCCTGGCTTAGCTTCTGCCAATTTCCTTTTGTACATATCGAGCATTCTGTTTTCATGCTCCATTTTGGAATTAACTTCCCCCGTAACATCTGCCAATCTCTCAACCTCACTAGCTGCATCTTTGGTTTCGGTATTAAAAACAGCCAAATAAGTAACCAAACCAGCAACGGCGGCGGCCAATAAACCCCAGGGATTGGCTTTTGTTACCAAATTGAAGGCGGCCTGTGCATCCTTCGCGGTTCTGATCTGTTTTACCAGACTGCCCCAAACCTTTATGGATTCCAATATATTGCCTGACTGTCTGGCAATGGCTCCCAGTGCCAAAGCGGCCCGATAGGCTCCATAAGTGGCAATAAGAACTTTCAGGGTGTCAATGATAGTTTCATAATTCTCCACCAAGGTTTTCAAACCGCCAATTCCGGCGTAAATCATGCCTTCATTGCTTTCCCCAACTTCGTTAAGCATACGGTCCCACGCGTCCCCTAAATTGGAAACCTGACCAGTGAGTGAACCAGATTGCTTTTCCATTAGGTTGAAAAATTGGCCGCCCTCATTGGTCATGTTCTTAATTGCAGCTTGCAACTCTTCAAATCCAATTTGGCCCTGTTCGGCCATTTTGTAGATCTCTTTGTCAGTAGCTCCGACTACTTTTGCAAGCTCTGAAATTATAGGAATACCCCTTTCGGCAAACTGGTTTAACTCTTCGGCCTGCATCTTGCCCTTAGCTGAAACTTTACCGTAAGCTTGTATAAGGTCAGTAACCGGAACGGATGCACCGGCGGCAAGGTCACCCAAACGGCGTAAACTTTCGGTTACTTGGTCGGCTGGTTCTTTAAATGCCAGCAACCTCTTTGCACCTTGCCCCAGCTCTGTTAATGAAAAGGGGGTTTTGGCTGCCATTTCTACAACCTCACTCATTAACCGGTCCGCTTTTTCTTTGCTCCCCAGCATCGTTTGCAACGCAATATCCAGCTGTTGAAACTCCCCCCGGACTTGGATAACCTGATCTAAAAATCCTTTTGCGGCTGTGATTGAAAAGTACCCGGCCATTGCCGCACCGATTCTTTTAAAGGTACTATCAACCTGGTTCCCCTGATTTTTCACGTCCTTTGTGAATTTAGAGATTCGCTGGTTCATCTCTCTTATGTCTCTTTTTACCTGCTCGCCGTCAATTTCAGCGTGCCATACCAAATTTCCCATGTTTTTTTAGTTTAGTTAGTTATTACTTGGTAACGGCAGATCCACCCATGAAGGCACATCTGAAAGGGTTTGTAACATCTCTTGAAAAAAGATTATATCGTGTTCAATCTGCTTTATGCGGATTCTGTTTTTATCTCTATTGAGTAAAAGCATTGAAACCTCATGTGCCTTTTCCTGAATGACCTTTTCAATATTTATTATTCTCAGATTCCTTCTCACTTCATTCAGGTAGTTAAAATTCCCAGTAATCAGCTGGCCGGGTTTTATTGTTGGATTTTTCATTTTTTTCGGTTTTCGGGTGCAAATAGGGTGCAACTTTCAAAATTATATTATTAACTTACTCTGTCTTTCAATTACTTAACCTGTTTTTATTTCATCCTTAGCAGACTTGAACCCTGTTTTTTGCCCCGGAATTGGCTATAATTCCGGGGCGGGTTTTCTATCCTTCAACCTCTTTGATAATGGCCTTTAAGCCTTTTACCATTTGCTTAGCTTCTTTAATGGATATGGAGGTTACAATCTCTTTTGTCTCGTCCAAGTCGGAGACCACGAATGTGATATCAGGTTTTTGAGGGATCCCATCCAGGTAAGGGGTTGTTTTCTGAAAGGTCATTTCCACGTCCATTGTGTTTTCTGGTTGGTAAACCGTGTGTTTTGATTTGTGCTTTTTCATTGCTTTTGATTTATTTGGTTAAAAATTGATTGAATTCTGTTTTTTAGGCCTCCACATTCTCCACGTTGTTTAATATGGTGCGGCCCCATCAGGTGTATGGATTATGTCATAAAATTTCGTTATTGTCTCATTGTGTTTAGTCACCGCGCCCCCGATTTTACCATCCCGATTTTTTGCGAAATAGAAATATGCTTTGCCCTTTTCGTCTATTGCTTTGGAATCGTAATAAATGGGTCGATGTGGAAAGACCACGATATCTGCATCCTGCTCAATAGCCCCGGATTCGCGAAGGTCTGAGAGTATGGGTTTTTTATCAGGTCTGTTTTCAGGCCCCCTGTTCAACTGTGAGAGCAAAAACACCGGCAAATCAAACTCCTTTGCAATGCCTTTCATGGTTTTGGATATTTCAGCCACTTGTTGTTCTCTGGGAAGGCTCCTGTCTCCTTTCATTAACCCCAAATAATCCACAACGATTGCTTTAATGCCGTGCTGCTTTTTGTAGATTTTCGCTTTGGCTTTAACGTGTCCGAGAGATACGGCCGGTGTGTCATCAATGTAAAGTCCCAAATCCTGAACGTGTGAAACAGCTTCATCCAAAACGCCCCATTGATTGGCGGTCAATCGGTCAAGGTCATAACCCGAAAGGCCCGATTCCCTTTGTAAAACCCTTGTGGTAAGTTTGCGGGCTGTCATTTCCAACGAAAAGAAAAGAACCGGGCCGGCCGTGCTGGCAATGTGTATCGCTTCATGAAGTGCAAACGCTGTTTTTCCCATAGATGGCCGGGCAGCAATTATTATCAAAAGACCGTTTTCCCAAACTGGCACAAATTGCCGGATAGCTGCTAAAGAGGGTTTAACTCCATATTGTGGCGTATTTTCGCTTTGTTGGCGGTCTCTTATACTTTCGATTGTATCGGCCACATTCTTTTTAAAATCTTTAATCTGCGATCTGTTTTCCACCTCATCCGTCACACGGTCAACCAATCGGGTAGCTCTATCAATGAAATAATCCAAATCATTACTGGGGTCCGTTCCCAATTTATCCAAGCGTCTTATTTCAGTTACTAATGTGCGGCGTATGGAATATTCTTTGATGATTCGGGCGTGATACTCAATATGTGCGGCGGCTGCTACGTCTGCCATTAAGCCGGTAACCTCAAAAGCTGACATCTGGCTTTGCTGCTTTTTGAGTTGAAAGATGACCGATGCAATATCTATCGGGGTGTTTTCTTTAAAAAGGTTTTGAATAGCCTCGTAAACCTCTGAATGCTCCTTTTGGTAAAAATCTGATGCACTCAGTATGTCAGTGACTTTCAGGTAAGCGTCTGGCTCAATTATGAGCTGACCTAATACTTTTCTTTCGGTTTCTATGTCGTGTAGGTTTTCCATTGTCTATGTCTATGCGGGTGAATATTCCAAATAGTTAATGTCTGCTTTCTCCTGTTCGGTGGATGAGGTAATAATCTCATCGTTCCATGATTCACCGTTAAGGTAAGTAAGCGGGTTTTTTCTGTATTGCTTATCAGGTGTTGATGTGATATAAGCCGGTAACGTCTGAAAGATTTTTTCTTTATCTGACTGGCTTAGTCTCTTCCACTTTGCAAAACATTTTTTTCGATCCTTCTTTTTGTCGTATTGCGTCCAAAACTTCTCAAAATCGCGTGTTAATACTTCTTTACCTTCTTTACCTTCTTTAGTAGTGGTCGTTTGTTGGTCGTTTGTTGGCTCTTTTGCTGGTCGTTTTGCTGGTCGCTTGGCTTCTCCTTCGCTCTGGTAATCTTCCCATTTACAAATAGTTACAACGCTAAATTTGTTGGTCGTTTTGATGGCTATTTCGTTGGTCGATTTTAAGCGATTTAATGAAGTGCGAATTTGTCGTTCTGATAACTTCAATTCTTTGGCTAATCTCTTCCTCCCGGTTATTAACTGTCCGGGCTGCAACGCGATACCCTGCCAACTATTTGCTTCAAAACTCGCATTTAGCAAAAGGTGTATAAACACTCTAAAGGTGTTGGCGTCATCGTACCACTCCCATTCTGTGAGTTTTCTGAAAAGTTTTATGTAACCTCCGTTTTTCAATTCAAAGCGTTTAGTAGATTACAAGTTTTTCAAGTTCTTTCGTTAGCCGGAAAGGGCTTCTCTGCCATTGCTTAAGAAGTTCTTCAGCTCTTTTCCGGTCGGGGGTAATGGTGCCGGGTAGTATATGATATCCAAGTGCTACCCCCCTGGTAGCGGTATCAATCTCCATTACATGATTGATTAGTCCGGCGTCAACGGTTGCAGCCACACAATAGTATATCATTGTGCACCTCCTTTCTTCCTGATCGGTGCTGAATGGATGAAATAAACTTTCATGCGGGTATTATCGCCCAAATGCAGCCAGTAGTCAGAGACTGGAACACCCCCGGCTCTTAAATAGCGAATATGCGACCTCGGATCAGATACACCAGTTTCCCTTACCAGTTCGGCAGTAGTGTATTGTCCGGTAAGTAGTACGGAATGGATTGATTGAGTGGCTGGCCCGAAGTCGGAAAGATTGATTATCTTTGTCCCATTGATTCCCCCTTTCGATTCTGCCCCTTTTACCGTCCCCACGGTTTCGGGGCTTTTTTTATGCTTCATGGCTGGCCTCCCTTCCTTCGGCTATTTTTTGAATATCTGAAAGCTTGTACCTGACTTGGCGGCCAATTTTGAAGGCTGGCAAAATGTCTTTTCGGTTCCACGTCCAAAGAGTCACCTTAGAAACCTGAAGCATCTTTGCGGCTTGGTCAGGTGTCAAATACTGCTCTTCAGATGAAATTTTTTCGGATTTGTTTTCATGAAGTTCTCGGGCGGCTGTCTGAATAGCATTTACAATTTCTATCCCCGATATTTCAAATTTGAGCTTTCCAGCGAGTTCTGGATTTGAAAGAATTGTGTGTAAATTAAATGGTTGTGTGTTCATGACGTTGTATGTTTAATTGTGATTAACTTGATTCGTTACCACAAACATACAACGACTTTAAGTTAGTTAAAGAATTGATTGACAGTTACTTATCTAAAAGTATTTAGACTTTTTTAGATTTTAGGCATAAAAAAAGGCCAAATTAATGGCCTTCAAATAGTTGTATTTTAGATAAGTTTTCTGCTATTCTTTTTTAATGTTTTTCAAATACCCCTCCGGGTAACCTTCATTTTCCATTAGGTCGATAATATCTCCCCTGCGATTATCTGGTTTGGTGTTCTCGTATAAAGGCTTTCCATTATCTAAGATGAAATATCGATTCCAAACCTTATACCTACCACGTCCATCACTTACCATGCCTAAATGCTCACAGAATTTATTTGCATCGGACGGTTTACCAATCCAGATAACTTTGTTTTTCTCCGTTGGATATGGCCCATTTTTCATAGCATTGTTAAAAACATCCTTGTCGATGTTATCAATGTATTTTCTATGCCAAAGTTTTTCCATTAACTGGGAATGATCCTTTACCTGTTCTTTGAGTTGTTTAAGTTCGTAGATTAACCAATACCACTCAAAGAATTCCAATAAGTCATCAACAGCAACCGTTCTTTCTCTTTCTCCAAAGGAGCTCCATTTTTGATAGTAATTAATAGCAAGCGGGGTTAATTCCTCTTCGTTCATGGGTTGTCCTGACTCATTCCAATCAATATAACCAAACCTTGTTTTTGTTATCTCTTTTATCATTAAATAAATCTGATTCTTTAAATATCCCTGTTCTCCGTCAGGTGCGATCTTTGATAATGCTTTATGATTTAGAACCTCCGAACCTATTAACCGATTATTTTTCGTTATGAGCATCATTTCACTAATTACCTCCGCAGGTGATTGTTCTGGCAAAGGCCTTTCATTTTCAAGCCGATCATATATTTCAATCAGCGACCTGCCTTCTTTGATTACAGTTTCCATATCAGTAAAAACGGATTTTACTATATGCCCTGCAATTATATCCAATACTTTCTTATCAGTACCGGGAAACTCTTTTTGCAGTATTGTGTGTATGTTTTCCTTATTCATTACCCTACAACCTTTAAATGATTACCGTTTTTAGTCCAATGCTGTAATAACAAATTGGCGTGTTCTTCTTCGCTAACTTTTAGGTATTTACGAAAGGCAGACTCGGACTTATGCCCGCTGATTTTCATTATTGATTGCGAGGGGAATCCGGCTTTAAACAAGTTGGTACAAAAAGATCTGCGGGCAGAATGGGAACTGACCAATTCCCACTTTTGCCGTTTTACGGTTCTTTTGATACCTCCACGGGTTTCGGAAATGTGAAGATCTTCATTTAACTCTGCCAGCTTTGCAATCTCTTTGAGAAAGTCGTTTGTCTTCTGATTCGAAATAGCGGCCGGCAAACGGCCTTCGTACTTCTCTAAAATGGAAGTAACAACCGGATGCAATGGAATTACAACCCTATCCCCTGTTTTGGATTGTGTAACACGTATAAAACCGTCTTGAATGTTTTCAGGCTTCACTCGTGAAAGGTCGCCAAACCTTAAACCAGTCCAGCAACCAACCAAAAACAGATCCCTCACCCGTTCAAGGTATGGCCTGTTTGAAAGGTCAATTTGTTGAATGCGGTTTAATTCGGCTTCATTAAGATAGATGCTGTCTGTTTCTACCTGAATTTTAACAAAGCGGTGTGATTTGTACCGTAGGTTTGTGTTTATACCGTCCTCCGTTGCTTTATTGAGAAATACTTTCAGGTTTTTTATAAATTTTCCTACGCTGTTGGCCTTGTAGTATTTTGGTTCCTCTGTGGATCCTATGTTTTTTGTTTGGAGAAAGCTTATCCAATCATTGTAAAAATCCAGGTCAATATCATTAAAATCAATTTCCCGACCAGCTGCAAACTCCTTGAGTAGTTCAAAGGTTCGGATATAGTCCCGGCGAATGCGATAATGTACAGGACTGCCCGTTTTTGGGTTTATGCTTTGCTCTGACTGCTCTATAAAATGAGAAATAAACTCAAACAGAGTGACTGGCTTTTTCTCAAAGCTTTCAGGATTTCTGAATTTCTCAATACATTCAGAAAGCCATTCTTTGGAAAGTTCCCCTTTGTCCTGGTAAGATTTTAAAATATGTCTTTCCAACGTCTCCAGCTGGTCTTTATACCAGTCCCTTTCTGCAAAGTCTCCTGAATTAGAAATTTTGGCGCGGGTAGTCCGTGCTTTCTGATTCCAAAATTTAGCCGGGATGCTTAGATGAGTTTTTGAATAGACGTCCTTTTGTCCGTCCCGAAGTCGTACCCGAATAGTAACGGGCTTTGATTTTGTTTTCGCATTTGTGCGAATAAACCATTTGAGTGAAGCCAT